ATCTTCCATTGTTCCACCGTTTTCCAATATCTCAAAAGTTCTTTTCGATCTTGCGGCGGCAAGACTGAACGCGAGCTCGCCGTCCTCGAGCTCGGTCTGTTCGTCACTTATCAACTGTGCTTCATCCATTTGTCTTTGAGTTCTTCGGGTGCCGTCTGGGTTCAACTCGGAAACTGTCGGGCCCGGCCGCGCTGCTGTAGGATTCCTGCCGCTTCGGCCCAAGAGATCATCGAAGAGTTTTTTGTATGGAAAATTCTTGAAAAAATCAATAAAGGCCTGTATTTCTTCGTTGTATTTCTTGAAGAGTGCCACGATTAATCCTATTTGAATTCCAAGTCCTATCAGTGCGGCGATTACTATACCAACAACCTTTAGGATAATTGGGACAAATGGTAAGATCGCGGTTCCAATGATACCTCCAAGAATACCACTTCCACCAGACTCGTTTGAAGTCCCAACAGTACCATCGCGTCTTGTTAATTTTCTTTGTCGATCAGCTCTCTGGGCTCTTTTTGCTTCTCTTTTGTCTTCTATGTCTGGCATTTTTCCAAGAATTCTAGAGGTGGTTTGCGAGATTTCTTCTAATGTAGTCCCCAAAACATCAACTGAAAAATTGATACTGAATAAATGATCGCCTAGTTCAGTTTCTAATTTAGAGAGTCTTTCTACAATAGACTCACCCATATCATTAATTGCTTTTTCTAAATTAGTATCTGACGAGGAACTGATAGGTTCGATTGCATCAGGTTCATCTATCATGGGAGGGGCGACTGGTGGATTTTTTTTAAGTCTACCCAGTAGTTTTTTACCACCGTACATTGCAGCCAAAACTTCTGGTTCTGTTTGAGATAAAGCCATTGCTCCTAATGCTTTTGCTCCACCACTTACAGATTTTTGTATAACGCCACCAATAGAAGATCCTGCTGATCCCATTCCTTTTAATCCCGCGCCTAGTAATTTTGGAAGCATTTACTTTCCTCTTTGTTTGGATTGACGTTCTCTTTCCTCGTCGTTTTGTTCTTTCACCCAGTTCTCAACCAATATCACATATAGTTCTCGTTCCCACGGTAACATATTTTCTAAGTCCTCTAATGTATAGTTATGAAATTTGATTAAAGCAAAATTTGTTTTATAGTAATTTACCAACTCATCATGGGACATCATTATCAAAAAAAATCAAAAATGTCTCTCACCTCCACATCAATCTTACCATTCGGATCTGGGCAGTCCGCAGTTATCTTGATGTATGGGTACGGAAGACTCTCAAAGTAATTCTGAATGTCTTTTAATTTTTCAACAGGAAAACTGTCTACAAATTCGTTCAATTCTTCTATACTGTATTCCGAAGTACTATACACCGTTTCGGCATCTGCAATTTCTTTTATACAACTTGCAAGAATTGAAGTACTCAAATCGTTGCCGCCTTTTATATTGGTCATCATCATGGATTCCTTTACGGTAGGCGGCCGAAGTTTTATCATTACCTCTGGTGTAATTTTTAATTCTTTTTCATAATTAGAATTTTTCTTGAGGTTCTTTACTTTTAAGTTCTTTAGAGACATGACAGGGGTTACAGATTCACCACATGGACAGTTGTACGCAAGTTTAATCTCTTCACCAACAGAGAACTCTCGAAGTTTTACCATAAGAAAAATAAAGTCACTGACATTCAACTCATTTAAATCGTGATTACCTTGAACACAAGACTGTAATACTTCTAAAAAATTTGATGTTATATGACTTCTATTTTCGCCTGTAACTTCTTCGCCTACTTCAGAGGCAGTCATTAATAATGTTTTTTGTTCTTTTACTGTAAACGGACGAATCTTTATCGTCTTATTGCATATTGGCAATTTTACACTGTATGTCTTCACTGCAATTTTCGGTAATGTCATTATATTTCTCCAAAATGAACATATATATTTAGGGGAAAAGATGGCATACAAAGGAAAGTATACACCAAAAAATCCCTCCAAGTATATCGGGAATCCCACCAAAGTTATTTATCGTTCGTTGTGGGAAAGAAAAATGATGAATTGGATGGACAACAATCCATCCGTCTTGAGATGGGGTTCAGAGGAAACAATAGTGATGTACGTTTCGCCAGTGGATGGTAAACGACATCGTTATTACGTTGATTTCATAATGGAAGTGCAGAACAAGAACAAGGAAATACAAACCTTTCTGATAGAGGTTAAACCAAAGAAGCAGACGAAACCACCAGTGAAACCCAAGAAAAAAACCAAGACGTTTATCAACGAGGCGAAAACGTATTCAGTGAACAAGGCGAAGTGGGATGCAGCTGAGAGAGTATGTGAATCTAGGGGATGGAAGTTTATGATCGTAACCGAGGACACGTTGTTCAAGAAGGATGCAAATGGCTAAAAAACAAAAAGACCCCATATCGATCCTCGAAAAATTCAAAGTTACCAAGAACCCTTCACCCGCCAATGCCAAAAAGATGTATACGGAGGCAAGGCAGGAATTGGGAACTGCTCTATACACTCCAGATGTATTTGAATCATATTCCAATCGAATCTACGGTAAGACTGAATTCAAACCCGTACTCAAAGAAGTCGGAAAGATGATTACCTTTCGTTACTTTCCCCAGACATATAAGACACTCCCATACTTTGATGCACAACCGTTGATTCTCATTGTAGAGGTTCCAGATAAGGACACAGTGATTGGTGTCAACCTTCACTACTATTCCATACAGGATAGAATGAGAACTTTCTACTCAATGTGGCCGTTACTTACAGATAGAAATCTCGGAGAGCAAGCAAGATTTAGAATGTATTATAAAATAATATCAGAGAGTAAGAAATACATAAGAGGACTTGCCGGTTTAAAGGAATATAAAACAAATCGAATACGTTCGAGGGTATACGAAATAAACCCTAAATACTGGGAAACAGCTTTAGCTTTGCCCACAGAACATTTCATAAAGAAGAAGTCGCACGTTATACAGACGGAAACCAGTAAGAAGATAAGAAAACTTCTAGGAGAATCAAACAGATGATTTCACCAAAAGTAGATTTAATCAAAAATACTATTGCAAGGGGACAGAACATTGTTCATCCCTATGACTTTGAAATCATTCTACCTACGGGTGGTCAATTTGCTCCAGTTTCGGCCCCTGAACGACGCGAATCAATTCGAGCAAGAGAAGGACTGGACAATAAATTTAGATTTGCTAAACAGAACGTATTGGACATGAACGTAGCGGTGCGTTCTTTTACTTTACCATCACGCACTTCTTCCAAACAATCAGTATATTATGGTGGTCCTCTTCGACAGTTTCCATACATTTCAACATATGACGGTGAAATTAATATGACTCTGTTGATGAGAAGGAATGATCCATTATTGTACGCATTACATGCTTGGCAGTCTTTGGCAATTCCACAAAGCACAAATACATTACAATACCAAGATGACTACACAATGGATATGACGATACTAATTCGATCGGTTGTGAAACAGGGGGTCGGGCCCGTTTCTGCTTCCAGTGAGTATGGAACACCGGGAACTCCAACCATCCAATACAACATTACTAAAGTTTGGTGTGAATCTATTGGACAAATTCAAATGTCAAATGAATCTGCGAATGAAGCTTTGTTATATAATGTCGTTTTATGTTATCGAGATTTTACGACGAATACATTCGATGGACCCACCGAACCGGGTGGACTTGATATTGATCGAACCAACGGAATAGAACTCAACCCACAACAGATAAGTAACTAGGAAAAAATCAATGAGCACAATAGTTTTTCCATCCACGATAACGAAAACATCCCCAGCTATGATACGCTTTCGATTTTTCGATAGTGCAAAACCAAATCCCGACGAACCAACTGCAACTATAGTTTTACCTTCGCCTCTTGCACTGAGCAACAACTATAATGTTTCGTTTGATGATTTAGAGGCAGGACTTTTCGAAGTTGCGTTAGATACTTTTATCGATAAAACTAGTGATTTTGTCGGTGTTGTACAGGGGGGAGGAGATCCTCTAGAAGTGGGTGCTTCTTTATTCGGGGGTCTTGTGGATGGAGTTGCTAAAGTAGCTACTTCCGTTATTGCGGGCACTGATGTTGCTAGAAGAATCGTGGGTGCAGGGAAAAACAAAAGAAACGAACTGGTAGTTAACAAACCACAAAACAGAAGTTTTAACATGAGATTTCAGTTAGTTCCTTCTAACAAAGAAGAAGCGGACAATATACAAAAGATAGTAAATACTTTTAAGATTGCTATGCACCCACCAACTAATCAGGAAGTATCAAAAGTAGAGGGATTTGAGGGTAAAGTAAACAAATCAATATTTTTCATGAATCCAGCTAGAGTAAAGGTAGATTTTCTCTTTAGGGATACGGTAGAAGAAGGAGATAATTTTGACTTTAGTACGAACAATATAAATCGAAGATTATTTTCTACTTCATTTTGTTTCATAAGTAACTTGGATGTAAATTACCACAACGCCGGAGCTCCCTCGTATTTCAGTGACGGTCAACCCGGTAACATGGCATTCTCTATTCAGATGACCGAGGTTCATCCAAATAGCAGAGACATGATAAAGAAAATTGATTTAGGCCCCGGAAATAAATTTGGCAACTTCAAGGATACGGTGAATCCGATCGATTCAGTTGCAGACAGAGCACCAGAACCAATTGGAGATGGAATATCTGATATTGCAGGATTTCTTGGTTTATCTAGTAGAGAGGAGTCCTGATGTCATTTTACTTTGAAAACTTTCCAGTCGTTGACTATGAATATACTCCCGGTGTTTTAAAAAAATCGGTAGATATTTTACGAAGAACTGACATAACCAATCAGTTATTAAATACCAATCAATATAATACATTCACCGTGGGTGACGGTGAAACACCTCAGAGTGCCGCGATAAAATACTACAATGATGTCAGTCTATACTGGTCCTTCTTTATCACAAACCGACTAATCAATCCGTTCTACGATTGGCCTGCCAGTTACGAAAAGTTAAACAAACGAATAGACTCCAAGTATGCAGGTGTTTCACTTTACGTTACCGAGAACTCAAACGGTCTTACGATGGACACTCAGTCCGCAGCGAGTTCGTATTCTATTGGTGATACGGTAAGCGTCAGTGCCGGAAGTGACAAGGTTGTGGCTACTCTAGTAGATTATGATAGAACAACAGGACACATGCGACTAAGTGGTGCTGAAGATCTGATCGGAGAAACTGTTTCCGGTTGGACAATCACGGACACAACTGGTTCCAAGAAAATGTATGTTGGTCGAAAGATAGATCAGTCTAGATTATCACTTCACCACTTCAGAGACATTGCATTATCTTCTGAAACAAATTCAATTGATGTATATCGATCACCTCTTACCCTGATCGGTGCTGCCCGATATATCGACGTATACTTAACTGGTTCGTCTACCGCAATTACAAACGACGGTGCGAGTATCATCACAAATGAAAAATTTGAAACAGAAATAAACGATAGAAACAGAAGTATAAGAGTTTATAGTCCATCTGTAATAAAATCCATACAAGACAAATTAAAAGAGGTCATTAATCTATAATGGCAACTTCATCCGAAAATCTTCGAAAAACAATAATGACAGTACCCATTGGTAAATTTGAGGGTGCATCTATCAATATTGTTTCTGCTGAAGATAATGAAACTGTCATAGAAACAGGTGGAAGCGCGGAACCAAGAATTGTTAGCATTGTGTTGAACGAAAGTATTTTTCAACCATTCATAGTAGGTACGGTAATTCTTGATATTCCAAATGGTTACTTAGAAGAAAATAAAACCAGAATTACTTCTCAAGATGTTTTAGTCATGAGTATTAACACGTTTGTTTCCATAGAAAAAACCGATGCGATTCCCGGTAAAAATTTTCTAGAAAGTTTTATTATTTACAACGCATCGAAGTCTTCGAGTAGCGAAAAAACTACAAGATACAGGCTTGATATTGTGACCCCCGAGGGATTAAAAGATTCGACCACCCGAGTAGTCAAGTCTTTCAGTAAAAGAAAAAGATCAGACATTGTAAAAAGTATCTACACTGATTATATTCAAGAAGAAAAACGATTAGATGCTGGTTCTGGTAATCTGAGTTTCGTTACCGAAACACTGGGATCTGATTTTTCATGTGTCTTGCCAAATTGGAGTCCATCGAAGTGTATATCATGGTTGACGAATGGATCAATCGATTCAAAGAACGAAGACTGTGCGAACTTCTTTTTCTTTCAGAGATTCAACGACAGGGGTAGAGTAGAATCTGTTTTCACTTCCTTTACCGACATGATAAAAGAACCAGTGGTCGGCACAGAAGATGACAAAACATCTGGGTACATAGTCGATATTCTATATGATGCTGAAGATCCTATAGACGCTCATGTAAGAGAACGAAGAACTATAAAGGGTGATTTCTCCATTCCCGACATGAACAGCACCAAGTATAATGCTTTCGGTACTTGGGGAGGTACTTTATACTTCTATGATCAGACTCGTAAAAAGTATTTTGAGAAGGTATACAATTATACAGACAACGCACCCGAACCATTTGTGGATCCAAATACTAAAAAATTTATAGAAGAAGAAAATGAAATTATTACAAGTAGGTTGGGTTCTCCTGATTCATTTAAGGCATTTATACCAAAACAGAAATACTTGTTCAGTGACGATGAGAAAAATAAAGGTGTTGATAAAAAAGAAGACTGGTTGGATCGAGTATACACTCAGCGAAACCTGAATATTTACTTCCCACTTGAAATAAATATAGTGGGCGATGCTAATCGCAGAGTGGGAGAATGTGTGATGTTTTCGGATATGCAGGTGAGGAATTTAACCAAAGACCAAAGTTCTTACACTTCACACGACGAAGAGGGAAGATCTCTGGGTGGCAAGTATTTAATCTCTGACGTACAACACCAATTTATTTTTGAATCTACTTCAGTTAATCAGGAATACACAACCAAACTTACGTTGATGCGAGATGGGGCTCCAAAATAATGCACGAACTTTTTAAGTCAAATTCTTTTGTATGGTGGCAGGGGGTTGTCGAGGATAGAAAAGATCCGCAACGACTTGGTAGGTGTAGGGTTCGAGTTTTCGGGTATCACGACAAAGATAAAAATCTTATTCCCACCGCTCAGTTACCTTGGGCTTCTCCAGTAACACCAGTAAATTCTGCTTCGACCAGTGGTATCGGCGAAACGCCGGTCGGACCAGTTCCCGGCACTCACGTTTTCGGTTTCTTCCGAGACGGAGAAAACGCACAGATGCCGGTTATAATGGGAACCATTCCCGGTATTCCGGAGGATGCGCCAGATGTTAGTGATCCCTCAAAAGCTGGTTATCAAGATCCGGGTGAAAGATATCCACTGGACACAG